ATAAATTCAATATCAAGTGGACTGTAATCTAATTTGGTACCAGGTGAATACAAATCCAAGAATGGCGTAGTGCGAATAACTTCACCCAACTTTATGGATGGAATATTAACTGATTGACAAAAATACTGAACAGTTCCAATTCTATTAAAAACCAATAGGTATTTTGTAGGTTGTAATAAGTTAGTATTTTGTGGACTTCTGGTCAACGCTGTCATTAAATTCTCCTTTATCTACTATTTAGGAGCCAAAAAAAAGGACCTCCTAAGAGGTCCTTTTAAAGCACCACTCTATGGTGGCTTCGTATTACATCAAGTTTTTAACTTGGAAGATACGGTAGTATTGGTTAGAACGAGGTGTCAAACCACCGTTACCAACAGCTGAACCTTGTGCAAATGGGTTTGATACCATGCCGTAACGAGTTTTGAATCCAATTTTTGGTTGGAATGTATACTGGTCAACAGCACGAACCATTTGTAGAGGTACATAAGGGCAATAGAACAAACCGGCATCGTATGGTGATGTACCTTTGTATCCAATTGTCACCAATTCTTGGTTAGATGTGTAACCACCGAAATATGGGTCAATGTATACCTTGATACGGCCATGCAACATACCAGCAAATGTATTGCCTGTATCGTCAACTTGTAGGTCAGCAGATAGAGCAGGTGTGTAAGAAAGAACACCAGCCATTGCCATAGCGGAAGCAACATCAGATGATACGATCATCACATTGCCTTTACCTCTACGAGTTGCTTTTGCAATCACATTAGCATCACGTTCGATTTGGAAAATCAAACCTTTGAAACGCTCAACAGACCAACGACCGTTAGAGTCAGTGTCTAAGTCAAATGCACCAGCAGTTGTAGTACCATATTGTGCGCCTGCAACAGCAGACAAATAGATAGTACGGATAACTTCACGGTTGATTTCAGAAAGAATTTCTGTAGACAGAATGTTTGACAATTCTGTTTCTGCGTCCAAACCATGAACTGCTTTCAAGTCTTGTGCAAGTTCTAGTGAGTATTCAGCTTTCAATGCACGGCTTTGAGCAGTTACAGTAACTTTCTCAATGCTGAATGCCATCTGGTTGAATGCATCTGTGACATCATCTTTACCAAGACCTTCAGCCTTGGTTGTTGTCATTGCAATACCAGTTGTGTACATGTTAGCAGTAAGGTCGGCAACTGGGTTGGTAACTAAGTCTGCGCCGCCTGTTGCTCTGAAACCATACAAGTTTGTTGTAGAGTTAGCACCAGTGAACTGTGTATTAGCTTCGTTGAAGAATGCTTCTGTACCAGTTTGTGAACCGTACTTAGCACGCATTGCGAAGATAAGACCAGTAGGTCCTGTCATTGGCTGAACACCAGCAACATCATAAGCAATCAAATTAGGAAGAGCACGGCGAACCAAGCTAATCAAAATTGGGTCATAGTTAGAAATACTAGAACCGGTTGCGTTAGTAGGTGATGATGAATAAGCTGTTTCATTCAACGCTTGTGCATCTTGACGCATTGCTTGTTGTTGGTTTTCCAAAACAAGAGCTGTAACAGCACGCTTGTATGGGTCTTTAATGGCTTCTAATTCTGGATGATTCAGAACTGGATCCCATTTCTTTTGTAGTTCTTCTGTTAGATACATGAGTGTTCTCCTTGTAAGTATCTTTTATTGGTAAACTTTATTTATTTAACCAATGATTTAGAGATTGATTGTGCGTATTGAGCAATTGCAGGATCAGTAGAGACAGGTTTCTTATCTTCTTCTTCAACTGTAATTTCTTCATTTAGAGCAGAACTATCGGCAGATTTAACTGGTTGTTCAAAATAAGATTCTCTTAGTGTAACAACTTTGTCTGCAAATTCTTCTTCTGAAGTGAATTCAACACTCTCTGCGAGTTGTTTCATTTTCTCCACTTGGGTCTGCGTCAGGCCTTCACATACTGCATGTATAGCCTCTGTTTTAGTTTTTTCGTTTAATTCTTTTTTAAGTTGGATGGCAGCATTGATTTGCTCATTCAAAGAAGCTTCAAGTTCTTCCACACGGGTTGTCAATTCTTCGACAACATTAACTTTTTCTTCTGGAATGTCAATGTAATGTTCAACAAACAAATCTTTTAGACCGGCAATAAAGTCTTCCACGATTTCGGAGCGTAGACCTTTTTCAACTGCCAATGTGTTTTCTTTCATCCATTCTTCGGCCATGTAGTTCATGTAGTCATCAACTTTGGTAGCCAAATCTTCTTTAACTTCTTCAATTGCTTCTTCAAACTGAACAACCAATTCGTTTTGGATATCTTCCAAAATTGATTCAGTACGAGAGATAACGGCAGCTTCAAAAATTGTTGTTGCTTTAGAAACAAATTCTTCGGAAAGATTTTCGTCACTCAATAGAGCGTCCATATCTTCCTTCATTTTTTCTTTCATCTTTTCTTTTTTCATTGCTGCTTTAATCATTGCTTTGTCTTGCGCCGCATCTTCATGACCTTCTTCTTCAACAACTTCACCATCTTCTTCTGCTTCTTCGTTAGCATAAGATTGGAATGTGGCACCTGGATTTGCAGGCATCATTTGTTTTGCCAATTTAGCTTTGATACGGTCACGAATAGAACCGTAATCAGTTGCTGGATCTTGTGCAGTTGCAGTTAAATCAGAACGACCTTTAGATTGTTGGTCAAATTCACCAGAAATTTTTGAACCTGGTTCTGAACCAACTGGTGGTGTTGCTCCTGGTGGTTTTGCTGATGGCACGCCTTTTGTGTAATCAGGATTTGTATCATCCTTCATTTCAGGTGAGTCACCAATTTTGCCAACATCTTTTTGTCCTGAAACAACTGATGTAGATAGTTTTTGTGGTTTGTCACCACCACCTCTTTTTGATGCAACATTGGAATCCAAAGTTTCTTTAGAACCTTCGGTTAGAATTGCTTTAGCGGCATCTGACAGATTAAATTTTGCCATTTTGAAAATCTCCTTGATTTTATATTGGATATTTATAATTAAAGTTTTTTGACAAATGATTCCCAAATGCGTAGACTTACTTTTTCTATGTCTTTACGAGATGCTTGTTTAATTTCTTGCTTAGCTTCTTCGTACTGATATTCAGTCCATACGCCATTGACCATCATCCATTCTTTGCCTTCCATAATGCCTTGTACAAAAGCACCAGGTGCGGAAGGGTCTGCTACAATATCTGCCGCTGTGGCCAGATGGAAATCTCCTTGAACAACATTAATGCCGTTTTCCATTTTTAAAGAACCCATACCTCTTGATGACACACCTAGTTGTGCGCCACCCTCAATAAGGTTTCTTGCAATGTTACCCATAGGGGTTTCAAGAATTTTTGCTTTGCCTATCCAAGCATTTCCTTCTTGACGTAGGCCAACAATTAAGTGAGACACACGATCAAGGTTAATGGATGGAGTGTCTGGATGTCCCAGTTCACCAAAGGCACGATTTTTACTAATGTATTCTTCGCTGTAACGATTAACTTCATTACGCATGGTTTCTTCTTTATACATGCGTTTGTTTTTGTTAACTGCTTCTGCAACTAGAAACGGACCTTCAATGAAAAGAGTTTTCTTTCCATCTTTTTCTTCCGTTAAGTATTGTACCGATTCGGTAAGTTCTCTAATGAGTTTCATTTTAATCCTTAAGGTCTTACGCCGTAACTACCGTAGTTAAATGCTGCGGGATCATTAAATTGACCACGTTGATAGTGTTCATTATCTTTACGTAATTCTAGAATAATTGTGTAACTTGAATTTGCAACCTGGCCTCTTGTGCAAATTCCAATATCTCCATTATTCCATGTTGTTGCGGTATTAGATACTGTTGGATTTTTAATGGTAATCCAATTTCCGTTGCCGTCATATTCTCCGTTACCCTGCAATAACATAATTGGTACACCTGAATTTGCCAAAGAACTTCTAGTATTTGACCAATATAGTTGTACATCTCCTGTTCCGGCATCGGTATCATACCATAAACGGTTTACCATTAGGCCATAATAGTATAATGGTCCTGTATTTGCAGTTGACGATAATAGGTTTGCTTTTGAATAATCTAGAGCTCCATATAAAGTGTTTGCTTGGATTCTGGACACATTATTTTCTTGGCCAGTACCATCAAAATCACCAGTAATTTTGATGACTGCATGTTGGGTATCATCTTTTAATACTTGATATGAAAATTTATTTGCCATTTGTAATTCCTGTTATGTTTGAATAATATTTATACCAGTGTCAAAATTATTCAGTTTCGGTTGTTGCAGGTTCAGATGCATAAACAACTTCATCTTCAGCCGTTGCATTATCTGGATTCATTAATTCTTTTGCAACTTCTACTTTATGTGTTTCAATATGAGCTTTAACTCTATCGTGTAGTGCAGAATATAATGCATTACGCATTTCGATTGCGTTATCTGTATCTGCGTAATCTACGATTTCTCTTGCTTTGTCCATTGTTATCTCCTCTAATTATAAAATGCGTTTCAATCTTGTAAATGTTGTTTCAACTTCTTCTAAGCTGAGGTCACCTTTAACTGATTTTGAACCACCGGAACTTTTTGCTTTACTACTTGATGATGAACTACCACCACCAGAACTGGAACCACCAGCTGCTGCGGGTTCAGGCATTAATTGCGACTGCTGCACCATCTGATCGGTCTGAACTTGTCCTATCATCTGTTGTTGTGCAACATCGTTTGTTACTGCAACAGGTAATCCGAGTCCGTCTTCTTTTTCTTTATCTATTTCTTTTTGCATTACGGCAATTTCATCATCAGTCAAACGCAACACGTTTTGTTGAATCCAATTTTGTGAGAAATAACGACCTGTATATGGATCAACTGATTGAAGTAAAGTCAATCTTTGAGTCATCAATTCAGCTTCTTTTAATTCGGAGAAATTATTATCTTTAATGAAGTCATAATGAATGTCTTCTTTAAACAAATCCCATTCCTCATCTGTACAAATACCTTTTAGTACACACTGCACACGTAATGCTTGATTAAATACATCCGAAAACTTACTTCTCAATCTATCAACAAATTTGGAGAACTTCAATTCATCACGAGTAATTTCTGATGAACGACCAAGTGAGAATCCTTGGTTAGGTTCTAACCTGGAGACTGGAACGCACAAAGCACCATATAGTTTCTTCTGAAAGTATTTAACGTCCTCTAGCTCACCTAGGTTCTGTCCGCCTGGTAGTGTGGTAATTTCTGTGCCTTTGCCACCTTCTCTACGTGGTAACCAAAAGTCTTCCATCATAGACATGAATTTACGGTCATCACGTACTTCACCTGTGTTGGCATCATAGACAAGTTTGTTTTTATACTTGACCATAATATCACGCAGATATTGTTCCGCTTTTAATTTTGGCAAATTACCAACATCAATATAGAAAATGCGGCGTTCTGGAGCTCTAGAAATACGGTAAATGACTGTTGCATCCTCTATCATACGTAATTGATTAAGTGGCTTAATTGCTTTATGTAAATAACTTAGAACAACCGCACGGCGGGAGTCCATAAGACCCGACACCACCGAAATAATAGAATCTGTTGTAATACGAACACCAACAGGACCAAAATTTGATGCGCTGCCACTAACAACCTTGTCATTGTATATGTAATATTCATTGACTGGTTGCATAACATCCGCACCAGTTCTTTCATCTTTTTGTTTCTTCATCTCACGAACCTTACGTAATCTACGTGGGTCGATGTACCGAAGTTCTTTAATGCCTTGTTGTGGATTCTCACGGTCAATAATGATATGATAATACATTCTACCATCAACATAATATCGGCGGAAGATATCTTGTGCCATGTTCTGATAACTCAACATACGCAAAACGGTATTGAATTCTTCTTTGATGGCCTTTTTAATTTTATCGGCAACTTTTAAATCATCTAATATGATTTGTGTTATTTTACCATCATCATCTTGAACAATAGCTTCATTAACTATATCATCTATCGCAGATTCAATTTCAGGTTGCATGGCCATTTCTCTATAACGAGAAATGAGTTCTACCTCATTCTTTGCAGTACCATCAAGGTCAACATATGTTCCATAATAAGCGGCAGATGTAATAGTTAATGCACCATCGTCCTGAGTCGGAGGTGCAAATGATTGTTGTGCGGTAGAATCTTCCTCATCTTTTTGACGAGAAATTGTAAAACCGAACAGTGAAAATTTATTTGTGTTGTTTGCCATATTTTGTGTGTAATTATAAAATCAAAAAAACATGGGAGACCCTATTGGGCCTCCCGCATATATCAGGAAGTTGTATTTGTTTCCCAGAATTGGTAAGCAAAAGTACAGGTATATTCCTCGATTGCGTCATTTGAACCCCAATCCAAATCGATTGGAGACAAATCTAATGGGAACATACCAACGAATTTATATTTCTTCAATTCGTTACCAGTTTTTCCATATTGAATTACATTCGCATCGATAGAATATGCATTAACATTTTGAGCTGCTGTGCTTCTGATGTTACCTGCATGACTATTAATGGAATTCATCCAATTTTCTAAAGAATTTCTAACGACAAAATCTTCATCGTTAATAATTGTTAACGTCCAGTCTGCAAAAGTCCTGTTACCAGCAAATTTCATTTCACGACCAAAATAAAATACTGGAACTGTACCAATTGATGAACCTGGTAGTTGAGCTGTTTTAGCCATAAAAGTGATTTTTTGACCAGCAGCTGTAGCGTTTGTTACTATTGTTGGAAATATTAAAGATACAGAGAATAGATTAGGACGAGCACCGTCTCCAATCATATTAGCTCTGAATTCTGCTACATTAAATGCCATTGTTTTCTCCTATTATCGTTTTATTTATTAAGCTGCGCCAACGATTGTCACGAAATCAACACCAGTTCCAATAGCAACAAAATTCAATTGAATGTAGTTGACTGAACGAGCAGGCTTGATGTAAATATCACCAACAAATTGATTACTATCAACAACTTGTTGTGTATTATTTGTTGAATCACAAACAACTTTAAAATCTGTGATACCACGGCGACCTTGAATATCACGTAAGAAAG